TGGTCTCCCCTAAGAGACTATGTGGTGTTTAAACACCACACGATACCTTCCACCTACGCTACACATCGTGAAGCTGTGGATCGAAACCGTCGGGGAGCAGACGGTACAGATATCTTGACCGCTTGTAAGAGGTCAACGTATTACTACGATTATGATTAAGAATCATTACACTCAGGCTCACAAAGAACGAGACGTATTGCTACGTTTACAGTTACGCACTGTTAAGCGATAATACATGAAATTACAACTGACCAGTCTCACTCGCGCAGGACAGAGCAGTTACCCTTATCATTCTTCAACTCAAGCTCTTGAACGTACCTACGTTCATAAGCCAAAGCAAAGGGATCATGCATAGCAGCATTCACTTTATACTTTGCTTTCCGCTCAACACGGTCATTATTGACCGGTCCCTTATAAGCCCCAAACATGCGCGCCATCTTATCAATGGGTTTCTTAGGAAACTCGTTGTTGCGCCAATCATGGAACCATTCCTTATCAGAGCGTTGAAACTTATCAATAGGTTTAAACCTAGACATAGGATCTACACGCCTGTAACAATGAATGCCATCTGTTACATAACACTCTGAATACCTCAGGAAATTTTCCCGGTAATAAGCAAACCCAGATAGCCAGGCTCGCACATCACCTTCTATGCCAGGCTTGCAATATTTTAAAGCAGTCAATCGGCAAAGAACTGAAAGAGATAGTTCTGATAATCTGTCTAAAAATTTCATTCTGTCGCAGAATGAATCGAAATCAGCTCTCAGAACTTGAACGTCTTTAGGTATTTTTCTCTTCTGCAGACGCTGTATCTCTCGCATGGGATCAGGTACGGAAAACACATCCCCGAATTCAGACTCCAATAAAAATTTGCTACAAATATATGGGAGACTTGGGTCCATCACCTTGACCTCCATGTTAAAGAGGCTTTGGAAAACGCCGGGATCAAACTCAGGCTTAGAACCACAAATTACGAGGGAATCGTCCCCTGAGAACATAGCTAGCTCAGCGGTGGACATATCAAAACAGTAGGCCATCATGGCATTGTCACTAAAGTGTTCCCAAAGTAAGTGAAAGCATCCCCGGTTCGTCTTTGAAAGGAGAGGAATACTAACACCCGGCCTGAGGGTCCACCTAGAAAGGATTGACCGATGAAAGTCACACCACCAGTTCGTCAAGGGCACAGGAAACCCCAAGTTTATGAGAATGAGTCGTTGAAACTCAAGATGTAACTCTCCTTGGGATTTATCAAATTTGCTCAAATCAGCCTCCAAAAAGAACTTATTGTTGAGGGCTTTGGACTTAAGCTCCAGCGATGAAATCTTCCCTATGGGCACGTAGATACTTTCTCTCAGCGCCAGGGAAAATTTTTCAAAACAAGCCGTGAAAAATGGTGAGAAGCAGCTAGTCACTCCTTTACCATGAAATGTTATCGTAGCTGGAACGTCTCTTTCCACATGCAACGTGTCTGTGACAGTCGGTTTGACGTCAGATTTTATCATATGTTGATAACGTTGCAAATTTGTTTCACACAACAGTGTGACTCCTTGCAGCTCTTTGTGACTCTTCCATCGCTTATGGTAATCGAGACCCTTAGCCATTATATTGAAAGATTCAAAGAGGCAGTCAGCACCGTATATGTTTAGGTATGACTGTCTTAAACATATTGGTACTTCAGTAGCGTCGACCACATCGGATAACTCTGGAACGTCGGCATTACGCTTCTTCAGCGCTGTTAAAACAGTCTTCTGTGATCCAACACGTCTACTGCTGGCCCCGAAATTCAAAACAGGTTCGAAAAATTTGTCCGGGTCCTTGTACCAGTCAACGTGACTCTGCTTAATTTTTAATCTTTGAAAATCTGAAGAGAAATCAGCACTCTCCTCAAATCCCTCATAGTAACTATCATCGAAATAAGCATGAGTCTTCAACGCGTTGTGTCCAGCAGCCTCTAACCTCTCTATAGACGCTTTATCCTGTATACCAGATTTGGGATGTGTCTCTTCGTGAACGTCCAGTGTCATGTAGATCGAACCCTTGTTCAACGGTGTCACGATTGAAGAAACCTGATAATCTACTTCGATAGATGCAAACTCTTCTGACAGCGCAAGGTAGCGATGACCCATGGTCGTTTCTACGGGAATGTCTCGAAATGAACAGATAGATTTAACGTCAGTCTCATGACGGGCTTCTTCAGATTCGAGAGTACCATTCGATTTGTCCAACACCTCTTCTTCAGGTTCAGAGTTCTGATGGTAATCACTTCCATCAGCCGATAAATACTCAAAACCATCAGAGGTGTCTTCAGGATACCAATCATCGACTTCGGATTCGTCAACAAACGAATCCTCTTCATCAAGATATATCATACGAGCCATTTCCGGGAGCGGAATTAGTCTCACTCCGGTTAGTCCCGATGCTAGATTGGTAACATTGAGGCACGTTTCGGCCCACTTGGCCTGATCATAGGCTGGTTCGCATTGACCACCTATCATAACGGGTTTAACGGCCAGGACAAAGGATTCACAGCTTCCATCTACTGTGCTTTCAGGTCTTTTTGATTCATCTTCATATCTCTTTATCCAGCCCGCAACGGAGGAATCGAAAGACTCAACTTGGCTGCTGGTAGGTCCGAGCAACCATTGGAACGATGGGACAATATACTCATCAGCGGCAACAAACTTCGACATGACAAATACGATAAAGTAAGAAATAAAGGAAAGATACGATTAAGTATGGCAACTTAAAAGTGAAAAGTGTAGGGTTGTCGTAGGAATTGAACCTCGATTCTACACTTAT